TTGGTATTTGGTAACAACCTTATCATACTATTATAACTAAATATTTTTCTTACTGTTTTATATAAAAAAAGGGGCCATCTAGGCCCCCCTTTATCTATAGTAAGAACTAATTATAAAGTTCTTTGCGCAGAAGCAGTTGCAGTAGCACTAGTCATACCAGCAAAAGGATCTGCCGCCGTTGGTGAATCTACAAAGTTTGGCATTGTAGTCTCACCAGCCGTAAGAGTCAAAGTGTACCCTTGCAAGTCACCCATCGCGCTGCCAGTAACGGCAGTTCCGCCAGTAACTTCAGCACCGTGTTCTCTTCCAACCAATAGGACATTACCATCAAAAGTCTCAATAAAGACGTGAGGTCTACCGAAAGCAATAAGCTTAAGTTCTTTGTTATCCTCTTTGCTTAGTTTGTGCAAAGTCAAGTTAACAATCTGCTCAAAGAAAGTAGTTCCATTCTCAATAGAACTATTAATATTTGTTTCCAGAGAAGAGTTCCCTTTGACATCGTAAGTGTGATAATTAAACGTTCCACCCATATCAGTAACCTGGTCATCACTGTCGATAGTGACAGTTCCTAAATCACCAAAGTCCACAAAGTGAATCTTCTTAACACCACCTACGGCATCCTTACAAGGTTTAGCTCTTCCTCCTGTTAAATCACAAGCCATATTATTAGGTATTAAAAAAGGGCAGGTAGGCTCGAGGCTTACCTACCCTTTTTGATTATTTATTAAGTTATTAGTTAGCTGAGTTAGCGATTCCGTAAGTTACTACGTCTTCGATAGCTCCAAGTTGTACACCTGCAGAAAAACGCATTACTACGCGTACATTGTCAGAACCATCAAGGTCAGACATATCTAATACCTTAACCTCATTGTGGTCAGACAATAATCCTGTTCCAAAGTAAAGGTTAGATTTAGTAGTGGCAATTGCATCGTTGTCAGCAAGACCGTTGGCTACGAACAACTTAACACCATCAAAAGATAGGCCTCCGTTATTCCACCATTGAGTACCTTGAGAGTTTGTACCTGCAGCCCCTAATCCACTAGCACCAAATCCACCTAGAGCGCGTACATAAGCGCGAGCGATGTTTTGAGATACATAGATGTACATATCTTCAGCTCCGTACAAAGTAGAAGGAATAGCGTCTACGATAGAACCTAATTCATCGATAACGTTTCCAGCATTTACTGTAGTTCCAGCGATTTCTTGAGCCGATGGTAAATCTGCATCAGTAGAAACTAATGTAGTGAATCCATTGAACTGTCCGCTAGTAGAAGTGTCTCCAGACCAGATATTTCTTTCAGTTCTGTCAGCGACTTTAGCACCAACATATCCGATTAAATAATCACTGAAGTTGTTTGGTAAATCGTGGTGAGCAGAATATCCCATAGAGATAGCTTCCCAGTCAGAGACAAAGTCTTTCTTGCAAAGCTGCAAGTTCACTTGCTGAAGCTCTGGTTGAAGGATTCGCTCTGTAAGAGTCAAAGTAGATGTCGCGGTAAAGTCACAGCTAGCGTCTTTTACGATGCCATCAGTACCAAGTTTCTTGATTACCTCTTTGAATTTAACATTAGGCTTTACAGTAATACCACCATTTTCGATAGTGCTACCGCTCAAAAGAGCTGCGGAGATATATTCTCCTGCGCTCTCACCTGCATAGGTTGTAGTAATTGAAGTAGTAGTTGCCATTTTTTATTGTTATTAAATAATTTATTTTTTGATTTTAGCTATTTTAGAGAATACAGAATCAGAAGTAGTATATACTTTCTTCTGGCTAAACAGGTTAGTCTTAACGTCTGCTGTTTCTTCTGGAGTGTGAACCATAGGCTCAACAACATCTTCTACCGCAGAAAGTTCTTCCCTAGGGACATCCTCGTTCATCTTTTCATCCTGAGCAGTCATATCGACCATCATTTTTTCTACCATAGACTTTAATTGAGCAAATTCTTCTTTTGTTACATAAATCTCCTCATTTGCTTCAACTTCTTGAGTCTCTTCGGCTTCAACCTCAACTGGTTGTTCATCCTCATTAAGATTAACTTCTTCTTGAGGCGCTTCCTCTGTAGATTCTTCTACAGCAGAAACTTCTTCAGATAATTGCTCTTCAGAGACTTCATTCGCTCCCAAAAGCACTTCTTTAAGTTTCTCTACGATTTCAGTGGCTTTCATAATTGTTATATATTAATATTACTATTTAAAAATGATTGTGTTGTATTTTTAAGCACAAGAAGTTACGTTGCTAATCGTTCCATTTGAAATAGAACCTCCTGGTACAGATAATAATTGTACACTATGAGACGGTGATCCAGAACAAGTAAACTTGACTCCGTGTCTAGCATCGTGACTTGCAGTTCTACCTCCTGTATATTGAGTAGAGTAAAGCATATTATCCCTAAACAACTGCTGCCCATCAAAGTCAGCGCTACTATCAACGTAGCTTGAATTATTTGGGTCTGTCTGAGTTCCGTGATCCCAAAGGGTGTAAGGCAGGTAGAAGTGAGCAAAGTAGCTGCTGTTAATATTAGAACCGCAAGCTGCAGTAGCATCTACAAATCCTTGTTGTGGAGCTGCGTTTAGATATACTCCAGCATATCCTTTTTGGGTTACAGTGTAGTCCGTTCCCCCTGTGATTGTTATCTCCGAAGATTGTCTAGCAACAACTACTTGAGTATCTCCATCATCAATACCGCCACTTAAACCTCCTAGAGGTCCAGTAGAAGAATAATTCAATATGTCAGAGAATGAGTTGTTTCTAATCTCAAAATAGTACCAGGAATCAGTTTGACATACTGGAGTTTGACTAGCACTCAAATCACAAGTAATATTGCTTCCTGAGTTGTAATATCCAGCAGGAACTTCTATTGTATATGTCGCTGTTCTAGTTATATTAGAACCAGTAGTATTAGTCGCAAAACTTGTTGGAGTTTTGCTGACTATAGTTCCAAGAGCTAAGGTTGGATCTGTAATAGTTCCATTTCCAGCAACCGCAAAACCAGTCGCTCCAATATCTGCACAAGAGAATGTTTGGCTAGAAGGCTGTGTAGCTGTGGTCGTACATTCAATAGGAGAACCTGCATTTAAATAACCAGCAGGTGCTTCTATCGTCACCGTTAGTGTTCTAACAGTAACAGTATTGACTCTGTCAAAACTAGCAGGGGTAGTTGCTGTTATAGTGCCAAGGTCTGTCGTTGGTAATGTTATAGTTCCGTCTTGAGCAACATTGAATCCACTTAGAGTTAATGTTAAGCAATCAAAAGATGGATCCGGAGCTATATTAGGATCTTGACCATCTCCACTAATATTTACAATATCCTCAGATCCATCCACAAAAGTTATGGTAGATGACGAGTGGTTTTCAAGGCTTCCAATGCCTTGATTGATAAGCTCGCCTTCACAGCATTCCCTAGAATATGTTTCTAAATCAGCGCATAGGCAAGCTCTTCTTTTATCTCCGGGGACTGGTAGTCTACCCTTGTCTCTGTGTTTGCGATAACTCATTAGCTAAGACTTCCGTTTTGTGTTCGTTGTATAAAGTATATTATGTCCCATACAGAAGATCCATTTCCAATAGAGGTTATTTTTAACTGCACTCCATCCTCAACAAACGTAGAGTCTGTGTAGTATTGCATAACCATACTCTCTTGATGCTCCACATTATTGCCTTTAGGGAACGCCATAGTTCCGGATACTCTTGATATTTGTCCAGATCCTTCTAGATTATATTCTAAGTATGTCTGATTAGCGTTTGGAGCCTGAGCTTTAAAAGCCAAGGTGAAAACATAAACATCATTCTCATTTACCCCTAAAATCTTCTGAGTAGCGGAGTTGTAAAAATCAATACTTGAGTGACTTTTGACCACATTCCCTGCATTATTAGGAACAACGGCTTCTACTCCATTTAGTAAGGATAGTTTGTTTGATGAAGTATAAACTGTATCGTCATACCTAGCCCATCCTAACTGAGTAGTACCTCCTTGAGGATATACAACAACATTGCTTCCTTGATGACCCATATACAATGCGTCACTAGTATGAAGCATTGCTCCATCCTCGATATTCACGCTATCAACCTCTGACTGATCAGTGTGCTGAACGTGAACCTTATATGAAGTGTTTCTTGTTGTAGGCATTATTTACTGCTTTTGGGATGTTTCTTTGGCAGTAAATCATAGTCTGTAGTGTACTTTGCGTTCTCGGGTCTTCCGCTCTTTACCAGGTAAAGATAAGCATTAACCCTTGCAAAAGCCCACTGAGAAGCCGAGCGTACACGAGGAGAATGGCTTGTGTTAAAAGCACCAAGACCACGCTGAAAAACGCTAGACAAAACACCAACAGTAACACCATATCCAAGTTTCTCCTTATACTTTTTATTAAATTCATCTGCTTTCTTTTTTAAAGTTGCCCTGTCTTTTTCAGACACTTTAGCACCTGTCTTACCAGATGCATCACCCTTGGCCGTTCCCTTACCTTTCGGTGACGGATTTGGGGTATCAGATTTAGGGGCTTTAGGACTTTTTCTGACACCGCCTTTTGGGCCAATTTCAGCTAAGTTATGGGTTTCGCACGGCATATACCAAGTATCTCCCTCAAAATCGTGCGTATGGTATCCCTCACAACCAATATCCTCTGCAGCTTTTTCTGCTTCTTCTATAGTAGAATATGCAGCCCTTCCGTCTATAATGACGGAGGCTGCTTCAATTTCATTAAGTCCTTTAAGCTTAGACGTTACCCAAGTTAGCATTGATTTACCTCCCCACAAAAGATAAGAAATGGTTCCGCAAGCTTCTGTATCCCCTGGATTGTAATATGTTTCTGCTCTAGATAAATAACTGTATATCCGCTTAAGAGTAGATACTGTAAACTTTGTGTCTCCTCTAGCGATCTGCTGCCCTCGTACTTTTCCGACTTGGGTAGCACAACGATTGCCAACTCCCTCATTTAGTTCTATTCCTCTTTTAGCGTTATTGATTGCTGACTTTGGGAACCCTCCATAAGACTCTAACTCTTGTTTATCAGAAAGCTCACTTAAAACCTCTAGTAGTTCGTATTCAGCGTTTAACTCCTCGACACATTCCTCACAGAATGTTTCAGGAACAGACTCTTTGGGTCTCTCCTCTGCATTATCAGCAAAGTATCCTTCTATAGAAAAACCGTGCAGTTCACCTGCTTTTACTTTAGCCCATACATCATCATTATATACTTTCATAGACACCATCCAAGTACCTACAGGAACATCTAGTCCGTACTTTCTGGACTTGTCCTTCTTCTTGTCTTCTACTAGCCAGCTTTCGACAACAGTCATACCGTCTAGTTTTTCTTGGTGTTCTAATGTTGAATTAGATTGATAACCTCTTCTCAAGAAAAGCTCAGAGGCTTTTCTTACAGTATCTTTAGAAAAGTATATATAGTATTCTTCTTCGCCATTTCTCCGAAGAATCTTTTTATCTGGAACAAGAGCCGCACCCATAAGAATACGCTTCTCTGCATCCACTTCAGCGAGCAATACAGGAGCTTTCTTAAGCGCAATGAAGTCTTCCTCTATCGCAGGGTTTTCGACAACGGAAATAGCTTCTATTCCGCTAAATTCGTTCTCTTCATCTATAATTAATTCTATGACTCTCTCCATATTAATATAACTATTTGTTTTTTGTATTGTTTTAACCTAAGCTAGATTGCTGAATAATCTTATTCTCTAATTCCTGAGCGTTAGTAATATCATTAGCGACAACATAAGCCTTCATTGGTTCAGACCTAGCTGCTGCTATAGTCTTACCTAGCTGACCTGCGCTGACACCAGACTGTCCCACAACATTGAATATTGGAGCTTGAGAACTAGAAGCGCTAGAAGTTGATCCGCTGCGGCCACCACCTAAAGGAGTGCTTGTTTCAACGGACTTCAGGGCATTTACGGTTTGTGCGATTATGGCTGCTTGAGCCGCTACTGCCCCAGCAGTGGCTAGGAAACCCTTAGGCTGAGCTTCAAGGGCGTGATAAGACGCCCACACACTAACACTTGCGGCTGCGGAGTTAGCTATAATCGATGCTTTAGCTAAATCTTTATTTCCCTCATTAAGTACTGCCATTTGCTGAAAGAAAGTTCCTACATTCTTAAGCATCACCGCTAAATGATTTAATTTATTTTGACGTTCAATGTCATCGAAACGCTTATTCAAAGCTATCTGAGCCGTCCTAAAAGCCTCGGTTGTTTTTATAGCGTCACCAAATTGATTTTCCAAATCTCTCAATGCCCTCTCTCTATCTGTTGCGGAAAGACCAAATATCACCTCTTGTAAATTCGGCATTTCTCTAGCAATCTCATCGAAAAACACATCCAAATCGTCAAGAACTTGAACAGAGTCTGGATCAAATTCAACTTCAGGTTCGGCAAGTGTCTTTACTAATTCAGATCTAGCTTTAGTAATCTGTTCTGTAAGACTAAGTTCTTCTCCAACGTCAATGTTAACATCCTTCTGCGTTTTAGCAAATAACTTCTTTAACTGTAATATTCTATCAGTAATTTTTGCCAACTCAAACGTGTCGACGTTTTCCTGTTGAAGCAAGTCAGCTCTTTTGTCTTCTAACTCTAGGAGTTCAACGTATTTACCTATCAACCCACGAACACTGTCATCGTTAAGATCACCAAGGTTTTCTAAGCCTTGAGCAAACTCTTTAGACGATTCGGCCAACCGTTCAGTCTCCTCCCTTAAAGCTTTGTTTGATATTTGATATTTGAGTGTATTCCTGGCAAGAGCTAAAACCAACTTTCTGTTGGCGGAAAACGTCTCTTTAAGACCTTTAGCCGCTGCATTAGCCGCATCCGCTTGAATAGCAAATTTTTCAAGAAGAGCTATTATACTCTGAAATGCTAGTATTATTCCTAAAGGACCTAAAAGCTGCTTTCCTAGCTGCCGAAGGGCTAGTGTTACGCCGCCAATTCCACCACCTCTTTTAGAGACTAGAGTGATGAATAAAGTAGAGAGTTGAGAAAAGTTGTTCGCCATACCTCTTATCCCATAGTTTGAGTCGGATATAGCTCTACCTAATTCAGTCAATGTTGCTCCTGCCAGGCCAGCATCTGAAATAGTGTTCTGAAGCCCCCTATTAGAACTAGCTAACGCATCTCTTTGCTTTTTTAAGTCTACGTTGACTTTATTTATGGCATTATCCAAACTAACAAAGGACTTTGTTAACCCATCAACCTTTACCTTACCAGCATCATTTATTTCAAATGTAAACTGTATTCTATTTGCCATATCGCTTACGTTTTATAGTTTGTCTCATTTCCTTAAAGCCCTCAGGCAGCTTATGGCTGCCTTTAGCAAATTGTATTGTTTCACTAGCATCATAAAAATCTAGGAGTTGCAATCCCTCTATTATCTGCTTTATCATAATGTTCTGTCTGTTAAGTCTACGGTTACTTGTGTGGTGTCTACTGTACCTAGTGTTTTAGATACATTGTCTGTTAGATCAGGCATATTATCCTGAAGGTCTACTAGATTTGACTTTCTGAGAAGCTCTAGGTTTGTGATTTTAGTCAAGAAGTTAGTAGACATCTTATTTATCCTAAACTCCGAATCAAAAACGACTATCTTGTCATTAAGCTCTAAGTTCCTTAGAACGTCATCTGGTATTATAGCCCTGTATTTGTGCAGTCTACTTGAAGGATCAAAAGTCTCAGTTATATAATTTTCGTAATAAGCCTTGAATAAAGTATTGCTAAAGTCCACTTGAGCAAACTCATTCATCTCCGCAAAGAAGTTTATGTTTGTGCTGTCAGTATCATTCGTCTCATTAAGACTGTTGGAAGGTATAAAGTAAGAGGTCTTAAAAGAAGATGTGGTCGGTGAGCTTGTCACTTCTATTGCATCTTGAGAATTGGGCTTTAATACATACAATAAAAGCGGCTTGTCTAATGTAGGATTTTCTTGACGGTCAACAGCATATCCCCATTGAACATTAGTCAATGTTCCAGAGGGGTCATCCGCATCATAAAGTCTATTATATTTTTGGTGTCCAAACGGCAGGATCACTTCGTAAACGTCTCCAATATCTAGAAAAGTATTATCATCTGGATTAGAGTCTACGTCTGGATACATTGCAGTTCCCCACTTCTTACCTGCAATCTCTTCGTGTTGAGCAGCAAATATAGTTTCAAGCCCCTCATATCCAAACTCTATTGAAGAGAATGGAACTACAGACTCTATAGTTGACTGCGTAGTGTCTATGTATTCAGTTAAATCAACGGTATCTCCTGAACTGTAGAACGAGTCTAGTGTTTTAACAACAATATTCCCATCCTCGTCTGTAACCGCCGTTAGATTAAACATCTTAAATAGCCCAGTAATAAAGTCTAATACCTTCATCTTAGGTATCAAAACTGCAGTATCCTTGGTCGCAGTGCTAACATCACTTGCTGTGATGGTTCTACCCATTGTATATCGGATAGTAAAAGTCCTAGTTCCGAATATACCACTTAAGAGCCTGGTAGGTCTATTAAATTTAAGCTTAATATCAAACGAAAAGGTCATAGTCGCTTGCGTCTCTAAATGAAAGCTGTAACCTCCAGCTGGCAGCTTTATCCTTTCTTCAGCTTCATCACTAGAGCCAGATGCAACCATCGGTCTTGTTGTGCCAGTAAGCCCATTAACTCTGACGAACTCAACGCCATCTTTCTTGAGTACAAAGTTATATGGTTGTAGCGGTTCGGACACTGTAACTGTCACATCGAAGTAGTATGCTGAGTCACTGGGAGTTGAGAATATACGGTGTATTCCTGGATGGTTAGTGTTATTTGGATAACCACCGTCTAGTTCACGTTCATCAGTGTCTCCAACAACTTGACTAACATCAGAAGCTCCCATTGAAATCTGAGGCATCTCAACATCTACCTTGCCCGACTCTGTATTAAGCCACATAAACAACTCAGCATAAGCTGGGTTGTTATAAACCAAGGCTGTTTTAGAGTCTGTAAAGAAGTCTGTGCTAAATGATATATTACTAAACTCAGCCTCTATCGCTTTGATAATAGCGTGTATTCTGAGTGCTGGTTTAAGGTCTAGATAATCCACTCCAGATCTCCTTGTAGCACCATCAATAGTAACATCTCCGTGAGGATAGAGGTTGTACTCCTTAGTTGTGTCGGTAGAGTCATAAACCAATCTCTGGGTAGATGATATTAAAGGTATCAGAAGTGCGTCCTGTATGATATCGGATTTTATAGAAACGTCTTGTGGAATCTGCATAAGACTCAAAACGTTGTTTGTTGTATAAGGAACTTCTATCTTGGACAGATGAATAAGCTCATTCAGCTTCTTATCTCCTAATGTCTCTGCTAGTTTTATAGTATCACCAAAGAATGTTATTGTATATGAATACGGCTTGTTGGCCTTCATATTAACAGCATCTAGCTGAAGTCTGCCTTTCTTAAAAGGCATATAATTCAAATGCAATTCAGCATTGACTCTCTTCCTAGCATCAAATCTAAGATTGTCCGCTGGATTGGTTTCTCGCCCTATATCTGCATTATAGAAGTGCTTAAACGCCTTGTTATTGGCTTTACTAGCAGGAACTGTAAAGGTCCTGGTAAACTCCGCAAAAACCTTAGATATATCCCTTACATCCTGTACAGATTGAACAAGCTCTATTCCTTCAAAGTCGAATAACTCGACTTGATCATAGCTGGATGTATGTGTAAGGTATAACTGAAGATTTATCATTATCGAACGATATTTATTTTGTCAGATGCAAAAGCAAATTCTATCTGGTAGTTTATTGTTTTGTTGTTTAATGAGGTGTTGTATGTCAATTGCTGCGTGATTGGTATTGCAGCCATTGTGTTCCCATTATATGTAATCCAACAATTCTCAGTAAGAAGAAGCTCCTCTATAGTTTTATTAAAGTCTTCGTTTACGAAACCAGTGTTTAGCTTTAATCGAGTCTGAGATCTTACATTGTATCTTTTTATATCGCCTTCGCTAGTATCGTAACTAGCGTTGCTGTTTATCATATTCTTTTTGAACTGCTCGCTTGTTATTTCAAGACCCTCGTCAGTTCTCTTGAAGAAGTACATTGTTTGTATTGCCCCATACTTGTTAACGA